CCAATGTCAGAAATTGCTGACTTTGATTTAAGTAATGTTTCAATTGAGGCTGAGTTAAGTTCATATGACTATGACGCAGACTTAAATGTAGACGAAGTTTCATTAGAGGATCACTACTAAATTTGATAGGGGGCTATCAAAATCCTGGCCATGATTTAAAACTGGCCTATTTTTTATTTAAAAAAGCCAGCCACAAAAATCTAAAATGTCAAACAACACGCCGATGTGTTTACGATCACATAATAAAAATGTCCGAATTGTCCATGTTTAACTATCTGGATTTGCATTTGTCAGCCTGTCCTGTTATACTTAAATTAACAACAACAGAAAGAAGGAAACTCATGGCACATGACCTAGAAACACAAAACGGAAAGACATCTTTTGCATCTTTTCGTGAACCTGCATGGCATGGATTGGGTACTGTCTTTACAGAAGAAAAAACAACCGTAGAAATGTTGGAAGCAGCAAATCTTAATGGTTGGGATGTTCGTCTTGAAGATTTGGAAACCCCAACACACTTAACAAGCGACAAGGCATATCAATATGTTTTGCGTACTAACCCAACAGACAAAACACAAACAGACATTTTAGGCGTTGTTGGTGAGCGCTACCATGTTTTACAAAATGAAGATTTATTTTCATTTGGTGATAACATTCTTGATGGTGGCGGACGCTGGGAAACTGCTGGTTCAATCAAGGGTGGGCGTGTAGTATTTGGCGCTCTTGCTCTTGAGCGTGAAACAGTTCTTGACCCTAATGGTGTTGCGGATAAGGTAAAAACTTATTTGCTCATTAACACATCACATGACGGCTCTATTGCAATTCAAGCAAGCATAACACCTGTTCGTGTTGTGTGCGCTAATACTCTTAACCTTGCGCTTGGTGGCGTAGGTCGTAAGAAGAATAAAGGCATCAAGCAATCATTCAAGATTCGTCACACACAAACTGCAAATGGTAAAGTGCAGATTGCTCGTGAAACTCTTGGTCTTGCTAATGCTTACATGGACGAATTTGATATTATGGCTAAGGCTATGATTGAAAAAGAGGTTTCTGCTAAGCAATTTAACGACATTATTCTTACAGCGTATGCAAAACCTGAAAAAGATACTAAGGGTGCGCTAAAGAAATGGGAAAACAAAATAGATGTTATTAACGACATCTACACAGGCGAGTTTAATGGTATGATTGCTAATACTGCTTGGGGTGCTTTCAATGCACTAACTGAGCGTTTAGATTGGTATCGTTCTGCTCGTGGTGGTTCTAACGAATCTATTCTCGCATCTGCTAGTGGATTTGACCCTGCAATTAACGCAGAGAAAAATCGTTTGCTAAAAGTTGTGCAGAATGTTATGCAAATCGCATAGCACAATTTAATATATGCCACCTGAGTAAGTGGATGCAAAAACTGCTCACAAGGTTCCATAGATCAATTGGTTAGATCGCTACCCTGTCACGGTAGAGGTTACGGGTTCAAGTCCCGTTGGAATCGCAAAGCGGGGCCAGCCATGTGACCAATATAACATTTTTGAAAAAATTCGATTACGAAGAGTCTTGACTTTTCCCTAAATTTCTGCAATAATTAATACATGACCACAACTTACAAACCTTATACCATCAACGAACTATGTCAAACCATATGGGAAGAAAACCTAGAACACTTTGAATACATCTCTGCCATGAATGCAGGCGATTGTGATTGCCGCTTGTGTGTAACCATGGGAGTTATCTTTGAGTATGGGGGTATGTAATGTTAGGTTATACATATAGTGATATACAAGCCTTTGGTAATAGTTTAACTTGGGCTATTGATACCGCCAAATCTCAAGGGGATGAACAAAACTATAAACAATTACTAATAGTATGGGACTTCTTTGAGGGACTACTAGCAGAAGGTTATATAGATGAGAACACATACTATGGGTAATGTTGCTCCGTTATTAACTACCTGCTTTGACTGTGGCTCTGAGGCTACCCTTGACCAATTGGATTATGATCAAAGATGTAATGACTGTGCTCAACAGATAGAGTTGGATAAACAATGACTATGTGGACTAAGTATGATTATCTATGTACTAACTGTGATGCTTTAATTGAAATTACCGCCCTGGAAATACCAAGAGTAGATCCTGATTGTATTTGTGGCAATGGAATGGTTATTAATATTGGTACATCCCCTGCTTTTGAGCCTATCATTACAGATGTGAGCAAGGTTACACCTACTGGACTTGTCAAAATCAACACCAACCCTTATAATTAATATATGGACCTAAACACATTAAGAGAGTATATAAGAATTCACACAATATCCCTTGAACAGGATTTGCAAAATGAGGACGGTGCTGATAGTATTGTTCCATACCTTGAAGGCGCCATTCACGTATCTAAACACTACTTGGAGATGATTAATGAATAATCTTGACTACGAATTCTCACCACGACTACAAAAGTTAGTAGACATGGGTGAATCAGGTTTGAACATCATTCATGGTGAATTAAAGAACCTTATGCTGGTGGCAGAAACCCAATTGGATATTGCTCAGAAGGCTGAGGCTGAATCAGAAGAAGCAATGGATTCAATGCAGCGAACCTACTGGGAAGGTCAAATTGACGCACTCACGACGGTATATCAACTAACATACGATTTATCATTTGCTATCAATGAAAGGATAGAGACAAATGAATGACCTAATAGAACTTACAGAGGAAGAGTGGTTTGACAAGTTCAAGCCAATCCCAAACCATATAGATGACAATGCCTCATTCCAAACTGAAGAAGGCGTAGGTTATATGTTTGAGACATATGATGACGAGTTCGCCTTTGTTAACGCCCAAGAGCCTAATAGGATATGGACTTATTGTGACGGAGACAATGGTGGTACCTATATATTTCAGGGTATGCGTATAGTTAATAGGATTGGGTACTTTGTAACTACCGTGCCCTTTGATGGTAGCAAGGACTATCAGATACAAATCAGCAGTGAGGATATCTACGAGTGTGACAATTGTGGAGAGATGTGGGAAGATGAGGAAGCAGTTCTGCATTACGATAGGTTTGAAGATTTGCAGAAATGCGCTAAATGTGCTACAGTAGAAGAAATGACCCTAGCAGAATTGGACAAAGAATGAAAACAGAAATAACTGGATTAACATATATTGGTTCTTTTACAGTAGATTCAGGACAGGCCATGGTCGGTGACCCTTGCTACCTTGATGAGTGGAAAAACTGGGATTCAGATAAACAAAACTTTGATGAGCACCCTAAGCATAAAGGTGAATACAGTTACCTAGGTGCCTCTAATGCTACAATTGTAGAAGGCTTTGGTGACCTTGGCCTTGGCCGTGCTGTTGCTTTCTCTACTGGATACGGTGACGGTGTTTATCCTGTTTACGCAAAATTAGACGGAACTCGTGTTTTAAAAATTATTATCGATTTTGAAACAGAGGATGAGGAGTCCAACTAATGGCAAGATGGGAAATTGAAGTAATCTTTGAACCAACAGGCGACTACATGAATTTTGAATATGAGACTGACAATGAAGATGAAGACAGCATCTTTAATGAGATAAGTAATCAACTATCAATCGTACCTAACCTAGTAGAGAAGAATGAGGTAGAGTAATGGGAGCACGTATTAACTTTGTATTTAGGGACCGTGAGGATACCCCTGCAGTAGTGCTATATAGCCACTGGGGTGAGACTGAATGGCAGCGGGACATAGCAATGGCTCTGGAGCATTCAAAACCTAGATGGGAAGACACATCCTACTTTACACGTATGATGATCAGTTATCTTATTCAAGATGAAATATTAGGGGAAACAGGGTTTGGTATTTTTGCTATTAATGATATCACTCAGGACCTAGGTGATGACACTGTAATTATTGACATGACTAATAAAACTATCATGAGCAATGTAGCGGTTGATTGGAATAACTTTGTGGCTGCTTACTCGCCACTCGTCAACGCCTAGAGAGGGGTCTACTAGGCTGATAACAAGGTGGGGCGCTGAGATTCTTGCCAGTCTTGCGCCCCCCTTACTTTTTTGGTATAATGAAATGGAGGAGAGTTATGACATACAGCGTTCGAAGAAAACCTGAGAATACAAAAGAACAGCGTTATGCTGAGAGAATTGCTAAACTCCTCAATGAGGACATGGGACTTAACTTAGAAGCGGTTGGTTATTTTTTAGTTAGAAATAATCCTGTTATAGCCTATAAGCGTTTAGAGGTAGTGAGTTTAATGGCAGGGGAAGAATATGATACACTTATGGAAGAGATGAAAGGTTAACTAACTATGGCAATACCTAGCGCAGACAAAGCAGCGATCCTATCCCAATTTTGGATGGAATTTAGAGATGATGAAGAGTTAAAAGATTTTGTAGAATTTAACGATATGGGATTACCCCTAGCATTTTTCGTGGCATCAGGAATAGTACAAGAAAGTCCAATGGCAGAGACATACATTTCAGAAACATTTGATTTATTTTTAGTTGCTCTTGAGATTGAAGAACAAGAGATTGACGGAATGGAAACACTTAATGATGTCTTGGGCTATGCAAGGTCTAAGAAAGAAGGAGACGTCAACTAAGTTTAACACACATCCTGCTATTGCAGGGGGTGGGGCTGGCCACATAATATCATATCAAACCACATTTGTCAAACCTTATTACGATAGATCAAAAAATTTTCCAGATCCTTGGCCAAACCTTATTACGAAGAGTATAAATTTTTCCAGATTCTTAGACAAACCTTATATATCAAACCTTTATATCTCTCAAACCTCTATTTCTTATATCAGGTGTATAATAATGCTATGAGTCCAAAACATTTTTCTAGAATGATGTATCCTAAAATGGCAAAACAAGAAGATGAGGTTTTGGCACAAGCCTTTACTTCCTTTACTGTTGCTATTGGTTTAGGAAGATACTTTACTTCATCCCCCGCCGTTCAAATGATTAATAGTCCTATCGAAGATCCCGCCGAAGCGGGGGATCAAAAGATAAACCATGGATCTTTCTACAAGTAATACCCTATATACAAACACTATATTATCCAAACATTATTTTCTGATGTTTTAGATATTTTTTATATCTTTTTAAATAAAAGATTACGATAATCAAACATTTATCCTGAAATTTGGACAAATTTGTCATACTATTTTGGTACAAAATATACTTGACAAACACTAATGTTTGGTATATAATCCGCTATGGGGCTATGGAGATATAAGGTTTGGATATGTGGTATAAGAGATAGGAAGGTTTGGGGATAGGTAGTTTGGGCCGTGGGGATTACGACGCCCTTCTTAAAAATGCTCAATCCCCCACTATCCTCCACTTCACTCCACTTCTAGACTATCTAATTAAATTATCAGTAAGATTAATCTTTAAACAAATATTGTCAAAACCATGATATGATCTATTAATGATTAACCTAGATATCCTATGTTTTAACTGTGGTGCTATGTATCAAGTAGCCTATGGGACAAAAAATATCACCAAACAATGTCCAAAATGCAACGGCAAACAATAACTATGCTATACTGATTAAGTAGTTCAGGTTCCTATAGTGGTCGTAGAGCAGTTTCCGAAACTGATAATGAAGGTCCGATTCCTTCACCTGAAGCCTATTTGTTAACCTTCATGTGCTAGTATAGGGTTATGGAATGTAAACACTACTATGAAATTGATCTAGATGGCAAGGTAACTTGCTATAATTGTCATGCTGTAGTAGATGAAACTAAAACAAAAAATGATGATTTCTGGGAATCGCAAATGAGTTTTGAGGAATAAAACCAGGGTAAATAAAGATTACGATAGATCTTTTATAGCCTTATTGACCATACGTATCAAACCTTTTCTTGTTATTTTTGACGCATCAAATGTCTCCGTATAGCCCCCTTGTGGCATATCTTCCTTATCTAGGAAAGAACCATGTTTATTAGTAAGTGTCTTTACTACTATAGATTCTACTGCTCTTGCCTTATCCCGTTCGGAAAACCACCAATACTTGATTAATATCCAACCTTTGGTCCTATGGCTTGCAAACCTTCTACCTGAGATATCTGATATCCCTATTTTGATAGCCTTATGTATAGGGCTGTATAGGATGTATAGTAGGGTCATGATTCTATTATACTTGACATTCCCTTCGATTTTTGGTATGATTTATGAATGACAGTTAGACAAGTTAGAACAAAAAATAACACTTATAATACCGTACAGTACGATAGTGCTGGAAATATATTAACGCCATCTAGAAGAAGAGAACTTAAAAAACTTACCAAGAAACATGCTAAAGGTCCTAAATGGGTTAAGATTGTAGGTAAATTTAATGGTAAGTGCTGCAACTGTAATGACAAAATATTGGTTGATACAGAAATATTATGGAACAAAAAAAATAAAAATACTAAGCATCTGGAGTGTGGGCAATGACTGAAATGACTAGCGTTGGTATGGATATAAATACATTGGAGAATTTATGAAAAATTCAATTTGTGCCTATGAGCGTGAAGAGCCTTATTTTACTACCTATCACTGGTGTACTAGATGTCCCTCTGCTGATGAGTACCGTGTGATAGAGCGTCAACAAAAACTTAAGTTGGCAAAGTTTAACAAAGAAAAAACCGCTGCTTTAAAAAATAAAAATATAAAGAAAGATAAATAATATGAGAAAAATCAATGACAAAGTATCACAGCATAAAGTAAAAAGAGCAAAAAAGAATAAAAAAAGAATCTCCGCCAACCCATATCACAAGATATCAAGGTTTGAAAGAGAGCAAGAGTTTCTCAGAAGAAGGATCATTGCTTCTGGAATTTCTGCGTAGGCAGCAAAAATAAGATACTAACCGCTAGTGCCCTTGTAGGGCATGGAGAGGTTTTGTTACTTCTATTTTGCGCCGAACTTAAAAAAATTTATAGGGTATAATTAACATATGGCACACATAGTTAATAATATTCCAGTTGGTCACGATCCAAGCGAGATTAAGCGTATTCAATCTTATAATGATTTTTTTGAAAAAGTTGGAAATTCGTCAGAAAATATTAAACTAATACCAAACTTTTTATCCGATGATCAAATTAAATATTTGCTTGATAGCATTAATGAAAACAGAAAACTTAGTTTTGAGTCACAAAAAGACGATTTAGGCAATCCTATAAATTGGATGCACATTTATACTGGTATAGAAGATAAGTTTAAAATTAGAGATAAAATAAAAATTGAAATAATTAATTCTTATGGGTTTGATCGAATAAGACCAAAAGAGCCCAATCTTAGTGTGGCTAAGTGGGAAAAAGGAACTAAATTAAATCTACATGTAGACGACTTAGGTTATGTTACAGACAACCATATTCCTACGCTTATTTATTTAAATGATGATTACGAAGGTGGCGAAATTAGTTTTGCTACACACGATATTACTATAAAGCCTAAAGTTGGAGATCTTTTAATATTCCCTGGAAATATGCACTATGCACACGAAGTAAAAGAAGTGCTTTCTGGAACAAGATATACCCTGCCAATCTGGTTTACAATCATATAGGGTATAATTAAATAATGACAGATAGCACATCAAAAGAAACCAATAAAAAAAGAAAACTTCTTGATGGATCTGAGGTAAATGATTACGACTACCCCATTGATCTAATTCTGCACACAAAGGCTCCTGGCAAATGGAAGTTGATAGACCTTGAGACTGGTCAAGAGTATCTTGGGTCAGATATATCACACGAAACATTTGGAGAAATATTAAGAACTAAAGTAGCAAAGTCTAAAATTGGTTCTTGGTTTAAAACAAAAGGAAAAGTAATAAAAGATGGATAATGTAAATAAATCTATAACATTTCACTGGATGTGGAGAAGACACTGGCAAATAAACGATAGTATCGAAAACTTAGATTTAAATGGAATTCTTAATATGGCTAAAGAACTAGACGGTGCTAACGTAAAATCTGTTTTACTTCCTTATGGTCCAGGTGGCATTGATTTCTCTTTAGTTATTAAAGAAGCACTAGAAAAAACAAATCAACTAATTATGACTATTGCTTTACCCGCATATGGAACAAGCCCAGATTATGCTGCTAAGATTTGTGAAACATTAAATCGTTTTGCACCTGGAAGAATTGGTGTAAATCTTGTTGCTGGAAGATGGGGAGATGAAGGCAACGGTCCTTCTGAAAAAATAGTATTAGATCATTATATGCACGACTCAAGTTTGATTGATACTTTAGAAAAAAGAGTAGCAATATCTGAAGTCTGGATGGATAAAATTATGCAATTGATGAAAAAACATCGACACAAAACCCATATGGCAGTTGTTGGATCTTCAGACACAACAATTAGAATAGCCAATAAACATTGCGAATACATATATGTAGATGACAATTTATTGTACAGAGATCAGTTTAAAAAAATTGATCTTAGTCGTGTAAAACCAATACTTATTATTGATCCACTTATTATTAATCATCCAGATGAAGAACAAAACATCAAGTATGATAAAAATGCACCAGTTAGAAAACAGCATCATCATGTAAAAGGAACACAGGAAGAAGTTGTTCGTCAAATTAGAGATTTATCAAATAAATTTAATATATATGATTTTATGATTCACACTGATCAAGCAGACATAAGTCAGTTATTAAAATTAGTAAAGGAGTTTAATTAATATGGAAATATCTGAAGCAACTAAAGAAAAATTTAATAAAATAGGTAGCGGTGCCGATAACATAAAAATATTTAATAATTATTTAAATGTAGATGAATGTAATAATATTATTAAATTAATTAAATTAACACAGACAAGCAACAAGAGACTTCTTCAGACTGAAGAATCTTCTGGACATAACACGCTGTCTTTAGTATATTATGACTCACTTTCTCTTCCAGAAAAATATGTGCCAGAAATTAATCTTATTGTAGAAAAAGAATATAATGTAAAACTAAAGGCAAGACATTCTCGTTTTGCTGAATGGAAACACAATAATAGTAAGTCAATACCAATAGATGATATGGGTTCTAAAGATTCAAACCATATTGCTGGTTGGGTATATCTTAATGACGATTATGAAGGTGGAGATCTTTCTTTTATTAATCAAAATTTATCTTTTAAGCCAAAGACTGGCGATCTAGTTTTATTCCCTGGAAATATTCATTATTGGTATAACGTAGGACCTGCAAATGGATCAAGATATATAATGCCTATTTGGTTTGATTTTGTTTAATGGTATAATTAATTCATGAAAAAATCTAAATGTTTCTTTTGTCAAAACGATGCAACACACTATGATGTAGTTTTAAATAATAAAGATTTTATAGTGGCAGATGTATGCTTAAATCATTTTTCTGTAAGTCTTTCGTCATAAGGTTATTTTTTTGAAACCAATCATTATAAGTTACCCAAGATCTGGACAAAGTTATTTACATAAAACTCTTAGCAATGCATTTAAAAAAAACTTTGGTTTTTCTCATTTAAACAATCCTGAAAAAATGAATGAATTAAACAATTACAATTATTTAATAGCATTAGTTCGTAATCCGATTGACTCAATATCTTCTATTGTTGCAATGAACTTAGAATTTAATAAAGATTTAGAAATAAACAATTCAATAAATTATCAAATAAAAGAATATATAAAATTTTATTCTTTTGCTTTAGAAAATGCAGATACTTTTATAGATTTTAATAGCATAGCAAACAATATTAATAAAGTTATTGAATATGTTTCAATAGTAACTAATTATACTATTTTAAATAATAAGCCAAAAAATAATATTATAAAAGATCTTCCAGATTACAATTTTTTAAAAACTTCTAAAAAAACAGAAAAATATAACGACATAGTTTTTTCTGTAAAAAATAAAGATTTAAATGAATGTTTTAAATTATATCAAAATGCATTAGAGAAATGTGTAAAAATAGATGAAATATAAAGATTTGTTTGTTAAAAGTTATGCTAGATCTGCTAGTAATTTTATAATTTATAATACTGCACAAATTGTTCCTAATATTAATATTCATAAAAAATCATGGCAGGAACTAAATAAAGATATTTATAACTCTGTTACTGTTTCAATTCTAAGAAACCCAAAGGATGCAATAATTTCAGACATATCTATGAGTATCTTTGATATGCAATACGACATTGATCAGGTTATTAAATTAGACTATCAAAAATCTATTGATTCTTTTAAAGAATATATAGCGTTATTAAATAAAAATATAAATAGAATTATCCCTTTTACATTTGAGCAAATTACTGAAAATTCAAAAGAAACTTTTAAAATATTTTTACAAGAATGTGGACATCATGAAGATTTTAACTTTCCTAATGCTAAAATAAAGCAAAAAAATTTAAATAATAAATTAATGAATAAACGACAGATTTTTTTACCTTCATCAAAAAATTTAGAAATATATAGTAAAATTTCAAATTATATAAATAATGATATTTTTAATTCTGTTTCTGATGAATACAATGAGTGTAAGTTAAATATATACAAACGCCAACTTGATTTTTTATAGCAAAAATGATATAATCAAATATGACTTTTTTAACAAAAGATATCTTAGGTTTTTATGAGTTTAATAAAGAAAATAACTGGTATCTAACAAAATTTTTTACAAACACTTCCAACATTGGCCTCTATCCTCCATACGCTCAAAATGTTATTGATAAATATCCAAATGGTAAATCAAACATTAGCACAGTTGATGAACATAATACATACGAAATTAACAACTTTGGCTTTCGTGGAAAAATTGACAAAGATGCAGATGTGCTTGGGGCTGGTTGTTCTATAACTTTTGGTATTGGTGTTCCAGAATTAGTAAGGTGGACAAATTTTTTAGGCAATAGGCTTAATAAAAATGTTATAAATTTAGGAAGTCCTGGTGCATCTGTAGAAACTATTTGTAATAATATTATTAAGTATTCTTTAAAAACTAAAATGCCAAAAGAAATTTTTTGTTTATTTCCAGATTTTTTTAGAAGTATGGTCGTAATAGATAAAGAATTTTATAAATTAAAAACAATAAAAGACAATGATATAGAAAGTGATTATTTACAATATACATTTTGTAATCCTATAGTAGATGTTTACAAAAATTCTATTTTTATGAAAATAGAAAATCAAAAATATATAGAAGACTCAACTTCCCCACATCAATTAATTTTAAATTCTATAAATTTTATTTATAATTTAGAATCATTTTGTTTTACAAACAACATTAAATTATATTGGACGACATGGGATATACCAACTGCTATGATTATGGATAAATTAGTTAGTCTTAAAAATTTTAAATTAAAAAATTACACATCTTTTTATTCGCCCAATCTAAAAACAAAATATCGTGGCTATGCTTTAGATTGTATTTTAGATCATGAATCTGAATTTAAAGATAGTTTATTTTGGCATAAAGGATCTGATTATTCTATAATAAATAATAAAAAAAATTTAAAAAATGCTCATCCAGGAATTCATTTTCACTATCATTTTTCAGATTTCTTTTATAATTTATATAAAAAAAATGCTATTCAAGATTGACAAATAGGCAGCATACCTGTATAATTAAAATATGAGTATTAATATGAAGCCTATAGCACATATATATGACGTAGATGGAACTTTAGCCAATGTAGATCCGTACATTCATCTTGTTCGTGGCCATAATAGGGATTACAAGGCTTTTCATGAGGCCTCTATAGATGCCCTGCCAAATTTTGAAGTTGTTGAAATGCTAAACCAAACTTTTTTTGATCAAATGCACGTTATTATTGTGACATCTCGAAAAGAAGTTTGGCGTGGACTAACATCATATTGGCTTGCTAAAAATGATATTGGTCACCACGCATTATATATGCGTCAAAATAATGACAATAGGTCAGACTATGAAGTAAAAAAAGATATATTACTTGAAATAAAAAAACATTGGAATGTTTTACACGCAGTAGATGATAACCCAAATGTAATTAAACTATGGGAAGAGCATGGTATTACTACTACGAAAATTGGTACATGGGATGGAAATAAAGGATAGTATGCCTTATCCATGGCGTATAGACTTTCAATCAGAATCTAAAAAAAGCGGAGATCAATTTGAAGATGCAGTATATGAAGACTTGGTTAGTCGTGGATTTGGTGTTATTGATAGAAATTATTTTTTTGTTGGTACTGGGTGTGAAGTAGACTTTAAAGCGCAATCAGATACAAATGTAGAATATGTAGAAGCAAAAGGCGGTAACGTTGGTGAAGGAAAACGACCAGGAGCACAAAGAACAGATAGTGTAAAAAAAGCAATTGCAAATGGTGCTTTAATAAAAACATTTAATAATATTTATTATGTTGTATATTTTTCAGCAAAACCTGAATTAGGAAGTTATTCTGATCAGATGATTAAAACTGCATTAAAATATAAAATTATTGATGAAGTTAGATACATAGAAATTTTAAGCACCAGTAGCCAAGTTGGTTAAGGCACCGAACTCATAATTCGGCTATCGTAGGTTCAAGTCCTACCTGGTGTACTATATCTCTGTAACTCAGTGGAAGAGTGACACCCTTCTAAGGTGTAGGCCGTAGGTTCGAATCCTACCAGGGATACAAGGCGAGTGTTGCATAATGGTAGTGCACCATCCTTCCAAGTTGGTTGTGCCAGTTCAATTCTGGTCACTCGCTCCAGGTCCCCATCGTCTAGTGGCCTAGGACGTCGCCCTTTCACGGCGTTAACACGGGTTCAAATCCCGTTGGGGACGCAATATTGTAATAAGGTAAAATACAATATATAATTGTAATTGGAGAATATAGATGAATAATAATTATGTAGAACGCAATCAAATTGACACTTATTCTAAAAACTTGTCAGAAGGTAAAATTCATGTAGCAACATTTCCAAGAACGGGATCTACATATCTCTGGTGGATATTTCATATTTCTTTTGGAAAAAATGTTTATAAAACTCATATTGTTAATGAACCACCAGGAAATGATATTGCAAATTTGCCAAGAGAATATTATTGGAAAATGAATAAAATTTTTTTTAAAGATGAAGACTATATAGTTAATATATTAAGAGATCCTATTGACACAATCTCATCAATGTTAGTTCAAGAATATTTCTACTTAAAAGATAAAGTTGATTTAGAAAAATATATAGATGATAACGTTGAAAGTCGTATAAGGCAATATAATATTTTTCATCATAATGTCCCAAAACTTTGCGAACTTATATTAAATTATGAAGATATAAATTTAGATAGGCATAAAATTGTAAATCATATCAGTAAAGAAACTGGGAAAAAAATTATAAGCACCGACTATAAATATTCTATAAAAGATAACTTAACTACTAGTTTTTTAAAATCTTCAAAAGTTTTTTATAACTATAACTTTGTGCGAGAGCAGGTTTCTAAGCGTAATCTTTTTGATTCATATAGCATATATAATAGTTTACTAAAAGAATGTAAAAGTTTTAAATAGTTAGAACTATTTATTCTTTTTGCCGTATTCTCCATATTTACCAAGAGTTGCTTTAATTGTACCGTCTTTCCTTAAAAGAACGACCATTCCATTTTTAATTTGCATTGGATTGAATGCCCATGCTTTTTTCTTTGGCATTATAGTGAGTGTCTTTCTGTGTTAACTTTTGTGTAATCTTTTCCAAAATCAGAAAATAAGGCCTTATCTTTTTCACGATTAACTATTGATCTTGACCAAGAGAATCCTGCGTCTCCACCCCATGCTAACCACATTATGTATCCGTTAGATGGGTTTGCTGAGTTACCCCAGTCTTTACCTTTCTTGTCTACTTCATGGCGTGAGAAGTATGAATACATTCTTTTAACAGTACTAAGAGAAATAGTTTCTCCTCTTGCTAATTGTCCTGCACGAGTCCAGCCAACTGCAGTTCCTGCACCATTAGCCTTTCCATCTTCTTTAAACTTAATTGCTCTACGAGCAGCAGATCTTGCTCCTGCTGGTGGGGAATATCCTTCAGCCTTTGATACTGTGTCAGTATCGTATTCAACTGTATCATCATCTTCAAATAGATCATCTGCTTTTGCAGCAGGTACACAATTAGGAACTGGTCTACCGTTTTCTCCTGGCTTCATTCCTCTTTGTACATATCCATCCCAACAAGGTGCTTGTTTGTTACCTTGATAAGTTTCTGTTGGCATCATTGAATCATCTTGTTTCCCCATTTGAGCATCAAACATTGCCATCTCTGTTTCTGAATCCATTGTGTGATTTTCCATTTCTACTTTTGTAGCATCCTTATACATCATTCCAATACTGTATGCTGTTGGTTCCCAAGTTCCGTCTTCTTTTTCATAAATTCTAACAGCCATTGCTGGGTTCTCTGGTGGCATAGACTGAATTGCATACTCTGTTCCAGGTGTTCCGTATATTCCACCCTCTGTCATTATGTGTTCAACAATACCGTGGACTACTCCTTCAGATGTTGACCCCATAACAAAATCTCCTTCTTTTATCATAATATTAGTCGTTTCCAACTTTTTTAAGTGATGCAGTAAGCATCCAGTGCCATCTCTGATGCATGTCCATACGCTCTGCAAAGAAGTTTGCAATTGCATGTTGTCTATTTTGTGTAGCAAGATCAACAGCATTTGTAAGTTTAGCAAGTACCATATCATTAGCCATAAGCAAATCTGCAGACATCATCATTGGATCTGAAGTTACATCTGGCTCTCCAACTTCATTTAATACAATAAATCTTGATAGTTTAAATGGTGCATATGTATCTAACTTACGAAGCCATTCAGCATAAGTGTCTGTTGCTTGATCGTAGTCTGTATAAATATTTTCAAAAAGTTCATGGAATTGAACAAAATCATCGCTTTCTACATTCCAGTGATACCCATGAGCCTTCAATTTAAGGGTAATATTATCTGCAAGCAGGACCTTAAGGGTATTAATTAGTTCTTCCATGCTTATCATTATAGCACAGTAAATGAGCAGTTTATAGACTACTGCTCAGGTCTATTAGCCACGAAGATTCGACTCCTGCTAACTTTCCTGTCAAAGGAACATCCGTTGTAAAACCTTTTAAAGTCTCATAGCGGAATAGTATATATTATACTACTTAATTTTAATAGATTTAGGCTTCTTTTCTTCAGGAACAACACGAACTACATTAACATGTAGCATACCGTCCTTAAGTTCTGCAGATGTTACTTCCATGTACTCTCCCAGTGCAAAAGATCTTACGAACTTTCTTCCTGCGATACCTTTGTGGACGACCTCTGCATCTGTCACTTCAATAATCTCACCCTTAATAATTAATGTTCCGTTGTCTACTGAAACATCAATATTTTCCTTAGTAAACCCTGCAATAGCAAGTGATAGCCTATATGTGTCTTCATCTAATTTAAGAAGATCATACGGAGGATATGATTGAGAGTTTATTTTGTGTGCATTATTTAGACGGGCAAGGTCTCTGTTAAAGCCAATAAAAAAAGGATCATTGAATAGATCCATTGCAAATTGTGTTACCATTTTATTCCCCTTTCAAGCGAATAATTTAATTCCCCCCATTTGGGCAGGTATAGATATTATAGCATAAAAAAACAGGCCAGTCAAACAGACTGACCTGTTAATCTAATTGATTATTTTTTGCTACTTCTTTTTTGCTGCTGTCTTCTTGGCTGCAGGTCTCTTGACTACCTTTGCAGTCTTAACTGCAATGTCAACCTCAGTAGCATCTGGCAACTTGCCGAATGCCTTGTCATTAGGATTGAATGCTCTAATTGCAACGGGCACGATAGCGCCTAGCAATGAATAAGCAAGTGTCTTTGGATCTGTTACGCCTGAAGCGTAAAGCGCAATTGCAGCACCAAGGACTGATCGTCCGTAAGATGCAAGCATTGCTTTTAGTTGTGTTGTGTTCATATTATTCCTCCTAGGATATAACCTTTTGTTAATTTGAATGCAGCAAAATTTTAGCCACACCCAAAACTTGTTAATCATGTATCTATTTTACCATACTCTTCGGGCAAGAGTTTTTTTAGTTCTTTATATGCCCCTGATATTTTTTTCATAGAGTTATAATTTGGCTGGGATCTCATAATTTCCCCGTATTCATCAAAATATAATATTTCTGGCTCAATATCAGTAATAAACTTATTTAACACAAACTGAGTATCTTCTATATATTTATATGCTATATCTCTTGAATCTGAAATAAATTTTAAAAATGCCTCAGAAGATTCGTCTTTTTTTATTAAATCTGAAGAAGATAACTCAGAAAGTTTTTTAGACAAAACATTTTTATTTATTTCTGATTGAAGCAATCGTTCTGTTATTGAAGAAATTTTTATATTTAAACGCATATTATTAAATAATACAATAACAAAAAATATAGTAAAAATAAAAAATACAAACCACTCTATCATAGTTCTTTGCCACCTTCACGAACTAATAAAACTATAGCGCCATTATCCTCTAATGCTTTTTTTACACGTATCATATACTCTACTGCAGCAATACGATCCTCAACTGTTAACTTCATAAAGTCTGGCTCACTAGCCTTTACAGTAATAAAATTATTATTATCTACCAATGTAAGGTTAAAGTTTTTAGGTGCGTGAATAGATCTAAAGGCTTTTTTCATTTGATCTGTATACATTATTTTCTACCCCATTGAATCTTATTCCAACCACGCTCATGTGCGTAGTAGATAAATACTTTAACTACTGTTTCCCAAAAGGCAATAGCGCCTGAAAGAGTAGCGTCTCCTGTAATTACATAGGCCACTACAAATGAAGATAAGGTTCCCCATATGCGATAACTTAGTGCTTTAGTAAATGATCTAGCCTTGGTTACTGTCATGAAATTATATCGCTATCGTCTGTTCCGCCAAAATACTTTTCTATAACATAGACCATAATTCCAGCAAATACAAAAGATAATACAAGAGCGGTTAATGTATCCATATCCTATATTCCCAATTCCTTGCGTTTTTGCGTAGCAGAAATTGCATGAATGTCTGCGCCCAAATCTACTTGTTCAATCTTATATCCTACATCACGACCATAAACAATGTTGGTAATGTTAGGTAGTCTTAGTACTAATGCACCATCCATAAAATCATCCTTGGCAATATATTCTTTTACTTGATCAAACTTAAGTGGATCTTTTTCACTTGTGTTGTATGTATTACGGACTCCCAGTAGTACTTGGTCTGTTCTCTTCCCTGCCTCTTTGTAAAGAGCGTGATGACCTTCGTGCCATGGCTGATATCTGCCAAGCATAAGTGTTGTTGGTGCAGACCAATCATGTAAGTTAAACTGATTAATAATTACTGATGCCTTTTCATTTGCATTCCATTCATGGCTTATGAAAACAATGTCATAGTTTGTTGGCATTTCAAACATCTTATTAGTATCTTCAAATCTTCCTTCTTCAATTGTGTTCATAAATACCAAAATGTCTGGCTTTCCAAATGCTGCACGAGTTAAATCTGTAGGACAAACAAAGTCAACAATGACTGGAGCGACTCCTTGCTTTGAGATTAGTCTTGCCATTTCTCCCATACGCCTTGCTTGTTCAATTCTATCTTCAGGGCTAAAGCCTAGGTCTGAGTTTACTGTTGCACGAACCTCGTCTGCATTAAGATGAATAGCGTTAATGCGTTCCTTAAGGGCTTTTGCTAATTCCGTTTTGCCAGAACCAGGTAGTCCAATTATTTGTATAATCATTACTGCTCCATTGTTAGTCGTTGCCAAGTGTTTGCCCAGTCTTCTTTGCTTCTGTGACTGTTAAACTCTTTAGATATTATACCATTTTCTAAGTATATACCGCCCCAGACGCCCCACTCTTTTCCAGATATCCCAACAGCAAAACACTGTTTGGAAACTGGACATGTAGAACAAAGTTTATCTATTGCTCCTCTTAAATTTTCTTCGTCTTCATATTTTTCAAAAAATATATTTGTGTCGTACTCAAAGCATGAAGCATTATCTTTCCATTTATCTTTATGCATGACTACTCTACAAACTTGTCAGGTAATTCCCATCCATCAGATCCTAATTGAAATCTACGTGTGATGTGCCACTTACCATTTATGTAAGCGCCAAACTTTGATGTTCCGCCTTTTTCAGAAGGATAGGCATGAATAACGTCCCAGCCGTCCCATGAAAGTGATTTGTTGTTTAAGACAACTGTTTCCATTTTTTCTAATTCTTTAATCTTCATGCTGATTTCCCCTTAGTAGTTAAAAATTCCCACATCAACTTTATTAAGTTTTGCTTCGCTAACTAATTTTGACAAACTTTCTTTTTCTTTTGATAAAAAAATAAAGTAGTTAATATCAGAAATATTTTCTGAAATCCAATTTGGTGCAACTTTATAAAACTTAATTTTTTTTCCTCTACTCTTCATACTACGTTCTGATAAATTTACAAACTCCATTACCATTGAATTAACTTTTGCTGGTCCTGCTGAGTAAATGTAAAAATACTGATCATTTTCTTGTAAACCAGAAAGGGCAACACCCATAGATCGCAAGAAAACATTATAGTCTTCAAAACTATTTGTTCCCTGTACTCCCACTATCATCGTCTAATCCCTCTCGCAATTTATCCATAATAAACAGCATTTTATCTAATTCTACACTATCCATACCTATTGTGTCAACTACCTTTGTCGTTGCTGAGTCCACCCCATTATTATTTATAGATGCCTCGTAAAAAATATTATCTTTAACCCAATATGCCATACCTTCAATTATTATTACCCTAACATTTGTTTTTTTCTTATAAATTGTTGATTGGCACATTTTTTTCTTAATAGTTTTATTTATCATTGTTGGCAAAAGTGGTTGCACTAATTCAAAAATATGACTTTGACTATACCTTACTGTAAGTTTTTGTTTTTTTGTTTCTTCTTTTTTGATAAAAAACATACAAACAATTAAAATAAAGGTAGTAAAAGAGCCAATCAAATATTCCATTTTAACCCCTTAATAATTATACTACCTTTCTTTTTTTAATGCTTTAAGAACTTCTTTTAGTGTTATTTTGTTATTTTTTTTAAGTTTTTGCACTTCTTTATTATCAAATGCTTTTTCTGTTAAACTTACAATTGGATTATTATCGGTGACATCCATGTCAATAAACCCATATTCCCAAAGTTGCATCATTTCTTGTGAAAAATATAGATTTACTTCATTTTGCAACTCACTTGAAAAATCTTTTAGTTTGTCTGTAAAAGTATAAAGAATTTCTCCAGTCTCCTGGTCAATTCCAGAAAATTCTAAACTTCCGTTTAAAATCAATTCTTCAATAAACTTATCTTCTGGCTCCACTTATTTGTCCAAGACAAGCATTTTATTTGCCAGACTTTTTTCTAGCCTTAACAAGTGCATCAAAGTCTTTAACCTTAGTATCTCCTAAGTATCCCCATGCATATCCATCGTTAATCATCATATCATTTAAAGACACTGTGTTTCCATTAACATACACCCAGCCTAAAATACGACCATACTTTTCAGATGAATCCATTTTTTCAGTTTTAATTACAACAGATTTAGCATCCTTTAAAGCCTTCTTTAGATATTCTTTAGATTCAAGACCAAGGACCTTTTCTTTAAGATCTTTAGTACGAGACTCAGGAGTATCAATACCAGCCAATCTTACACGGGATTGAAAAAGAATATCAAAACCTAAATCAATAAGAACGTCAATGGTATCTCCATCGACTACATTATCTACTTTTCTTACATAATATTCATACATTATTTATACCGTTAATCTTTCTCGTTCATCAACAATGGTAATTGCGAAAGCCATTATTTTTTTATATCCTTGAGCATCTTCCATGATTTTATTATAATGATGGCCACAAAATAGTAAATCTCCAGTCAAACCAGTTACCTTGGTTAGTGCTTGTGCATTACAGGCATCGCATCGATCTAATAAGGTAAGCGTCCATTCTTTTTTAACCCTATCCTTAATCATTGTAATCATATTATACTCCTCATTTTCTGTTAGTTAAATACAATTTTGCTATATTATTAATTATACATCAAATAGGCAGTTTTGTCAAAAGACTAAAAACAAGTAATTTTACTGACTTCTTCAGCAATAGTCATTGTAATTCTAGATCTTTCATCTATCACTTTATGAAAGTCTTCATACACAAGTCCGTTACTATAATGTCTGTAATAATTTCTTCTAAAATGAAAATTACAATAAAATATACTTTCTGAAATTTTATTTATATTTTTTATTGTAGTATGTTTTACCTTGCCAACAACTAATTTTCTAGGAATAACTTTTACAAAAGCATCGGCAGTACATTGACAAACTGCTTTATAAGAAGCAAATATTTCGCACTTATGACCAAGCGTTTCTGTGGTTTTTACATTTTTTGCAAATGTTTCTTTTATTCTTTCTGTTTCATCTATTATAAATTCTTCAATGTTTTCACCAGGTCTTAAGTATCCATTTTTAATTAAATTTACTTCGTAGTAATAATGATAGTCACATAAAAATTTTTTACCATGTGTTCCTTCTATATATACAAACGCTGGAGCAACACAAGATGTAGTGGTATTTTCATTAACTTTATGTGCTTCTAATGTTGATAAAGGTAAGTTCATTTTTGCATCAAATTGTTGACAGATTTGTCCTTTTGGTATGCTTGTTATCATTTTTTTCTATTATCTGTGGAATAAAATCCACTGCCGTTAAAAAGTGCTCCAACATTAGAATATACACGAACCAAAGATGTGTTACAAGTTTCACACTTATACCCAGGATCGACATCTTTAATAGATCTTTCTTTGGTATATCTTTGTGCACATGGCATACAGTCGTATTCGTAAACTGCCATGTTTTATTTCTTCTTTGCTTTTACTGTCCAAATAGGAATGTTAAGTTTATCTCCACCCCACTCATAGCCAAGGGCTTTTACAACAAATTTAATAATTTTAATACGCATTACTTAACCTTCTTTCCAAATCTTGCCCATAATCTTTCATGAACAAAGTACCCAAATGCTTCAATAGCAATGTAAAGAATAGCACCAAGACTTGCATATTCCCACTTACCAGTAAAAATATAAATGATTCCAGCAAGAACTACAAGATGAAATGTTTCCCAACTAATTGTTTTAAGTGAAGATCTCTTGGTTGATTCCATTACTTTACCTTGTTTAGCAAAGGAATGTTTTCTTCTCCAACATATACTGGACGACCCCAACCAACAACACCATTAAGTAACTTTTTCTTGTTGTTTTTTACGTATCCACGAGTTTTTTCTACACACATTCCTCCATTGCGCTGGTCTCCCTTTGCAGTTCCAGAAGTGTTTCCTTCAATAACTTGGATAGTTCCATCGCCATTGTTTTTGATGCAAATACCAACATGAGAAATTCTGTTAACACCATCTTCTGGGAAATCAAAATAAATCCAGTCACCTGGAGTTGGATCATCATTACGTGCATCTGCCCAACGGCTATTCTTTTTAAACCAATCAGATGCTGCGACTGTTGATGCAGACTTTGGATATTGTTTTGAATCTAGCCCTGACGTAAATGCACACCAAGAAACAAATGACTGGCACCATGGTTGAAAATTCACTCCAGTCCATTTACCATACTTTGTTTCATTATCTTTTGGACCCTCAATTGCTCCAACTTCTTTTTTTGCAACTTCAATAATTGCTTTTAATGTTCCTTTATCAGCCATTTTATTCCTCCTATAGAATATGTATTAATTATACCAGATTAGCGTGTAATCGTAAAGTTATATGCTTTTTCCCATGCCTGAATGTCTAGTTCATCATTGAGAAGTGGTTGGCCTTTAATATTAAGGCTAGTATTAAGAAGAACTGGCACCCCAGTCTGTAAATAAAATTTATTTAAAGTCCTCCATAGTCCACGATGTTGATATTTATTTACAGTCTGAACTCTTGATGTTCCATCTTTGTGCACCACTGATGGTATTTTATCAGGCTGTAAACATTTAACTGTATATTGCATATATGGGGAATCAAAGTTCATATCAAACCATTTGTCTGCACACTCCTCCATAACAACTGGAGCAAATGGTCTAAATAATTCTCTTTGTTTAATTAGATTAACCTTGTCTTTAATTAATGGATCTCTAGGATCAGCAAGTATACTTCTATTACCCAATGCTCTTGGACCATATTCTGCTCTTCCTGTTGCTACTGCTACGATTCCGTCTTTTAATATACCGTCAACAATTTGCTGAACAGGGTACTCTCCTCCAAGATCATGACCAAGGTATGGATCTTTCCATTCTAAATGTTTGCCATATAGTGCTGCTGCTGCACCCAAAGAACTTCCAGCATCTCCAGGGTTTGGCATAATCCAAACATCATTAAATATATTCCATAATAAGGTGTTTGCAGAAGAGTTTAAAGCACACCCACCCATAAAAACAAGATTATCTTTACCAGTAATTGTTTTTGCCATACGCATAAAATCGTTAAGCCTTTGTTCATATACTACTTGTACTGCTGCTGCAATATCAAATTTATCTTGCTCAGAATTAACCCATCCCCAGTCGATAATTCCTTTATGAAAATTATATTTTTGAATATCATGTGAAGGGAAATATTCGTTAACCTTTTTATAATGTTTTGTCCAGTCGCCGTATGCTGCCATACCCATCATAATATATTCTTCTTGGTTTGGCATAAGTCCAATCAACTGCGTAAAGGCTGAATAAAATAATCCAAAACTTACTGGATAATTTTTTTTATATTTTAATTTAATTTTATTACCTTCACCTGTCCAGATTGTAGAGGTATTGTATTCTCCAATTGC